GTAAGGTCAAATCCTGCACTAATACCAATCTTAACAAACACAAGATGATCGATGTAATGATATATGAATCAGGTAACGGCGGCGAAATAAGCCTTAAAAACGGTGATATTGAAACTACCGATGGGCTATTTAACCAGCCTTATTTAGCACATTTTGGCGGCAATGTAGAAGCTTTAACGACTGGTAATGAAATAGTAGGGGTTGAAAGGTTTGATTGGTTTGGAAATTTCTTTTTGCCAAAAGAGGCTCAAATGAATAGTTTGCTTGAAAAAACATTAAATGAAGTAGCTTTAAATAGTGCAGGTAGGTTAACAGTTGAAAAGGTTGCAAAAATTGATCTTGATTTTTTAACATCATTGGGTGATGTAACCAGTAGTGCATCGATAACAAATACTGACAAAATAACCATATCGGACAAGATAAATAAAACGAAGGTTGATTATCTATGGGATGCAACAAAAGCAGAATTAATTGAAGAACGAATAATATAAGATAATGGCAGATATACCAACAATTTTAGAGCTTCAAACGCAAGTTGAAAATGACCTCCGATCTGAGTTAGGAATAACAAAAACATGGATAGGTAAGGTATTTTTGAGAGTATTAGCAATCGTTCAGGCTGCTAAATTAAAATTATATTATTTGGCCATTGCTCAGTTGCAAAAAAACATCTTTGTCGATACTGCAACGGATGAGTTAACAGGTGGTACATTGCAGAGGTTTGGAAGGATAAAATTAGGACGCAACCCATACCCAGCGGTTGCGGGTGAATATACATTGACAGTAACAGGAATATCAGGCGGAGTAATATTAAAAAGCACAACCTTTAAAAGCACATTGGATTCTACAAGTCCTGATAAAATATATGAAGTAAAGGAAACGGTAACATTAACAAGTACTATAGGTACAGTTGAAGTCATTGCTTTAGAAGCTGGGGCATTATCTGCCTTACAAGTAGCCGACGAATTGGAAGCAACAGCACCAATTGCTAATGTTAACAGTATTGCAGTAGTTGCAACAGTTGATGTAACTGCCATTGATGCAGAAGATTTAGAAGATTACCGAAGATTAACAATTGAATCCTATCAATTAGAGCCACAGGGCGGAGCGGCTACAGATTACCGTATTTGGTCGGCCGATGCAGCAGGGGTAAGGACTGTTTATCCATATACAAAAGATGGTGCAATATATACAGTGCAAGTATTTGTCGAAGCATTGCCAGAAAATAGCGCGCCGGGATTTCCAGAAGGCACACCGCCAGCAAGTATGTTAACAGATGTTGAGGAAGTTATTGAATTTGACCCTGATACTACAAGACCATTAGAAGAGCGCGGACGTAGACCTTTACAAGCTGTTGTTGAAGTATTGCCAGTTGTACCAATTGCAGTAACGATAACGATAAATGATTTAACAGATAAATCAGCACCAGTTTTAGCCGCAATCGAAGAGGCTATATCTAATTTATTTTATGATATAAGGCCATATATTGCAGGAGCTGATGGAGCAACTCGCGCAGATACATTATATTTATCTGCTTTAATAGCTGCTATCTATAATGCCATTGATGAAGGAATTAATTTCTCAAACATAACAATAACAATAGATTCAACGGTTTATTCTCAATATACCTTTGGAAATACTACTCTAACATACGGTAATTACCCTTATCTTTATGATTTGTTAACCCCATGATAACATTTAACGATATATTATTACTTACAAAACAGATGCTACCAACCGGGCGCGCGTGGAGGTTACGCGAGGGAGGTACGTTTTATAAGATGATTTACGCTCTTTGCAAATCAGAACAAAGGGCGTATCAATTTGCATTATCGACATTAGATAGAATATTACCTGATAATGACAATTTTACTGCTGAAGATGCAACAGAATGGGAAAGAAGATTAAATATTTCAGGTGGGACCGGATATGTACCTTTAGAAACCAGAAAAGCTACTATTTTACGAAAAATGCAATTTCCGGGAGGCTTTTTAAACCGGCAAAATTACAGATATTTAAAGGCTCAATTAATACTTGCTGGTTATGATGTAACAGTTACAGAAAATTATTTTCCTATTGGTACAGCTACAGCAGTTGTACATTCACTTGGAAGTGTTCATAGTCTTAACACAAAGCACGGTAATGCTATTTTATTTGATGATATAATTGCCAATTCAATTGAAAAAGGCGAAGTATTTAATATTGATAGTTATCAAGGGATTTTTTATATTGATGGAGAAGTTCCTGCAAACTCAATAACAGCCTTTAGGCAATTAGTTTTGACTTTAAAACCTGTTAATACAGTAGCAATATTAAGGCTTACTTATACAAATAGCCGTGAATTAGTCTATATGACAGGCGAGAATATATATACAATGAGTGGTAAAATGTTAGTTTTAGTACAATGAGCTATATTTTAAATGTTGATAATACAGAAGTGAAGAGATTTACAAGCCGGTTAAAAGAAATGCACCGGTCTAATTTTCCTATTGTAGTAAGACAAACGCTTAATGATACCGCATTTGATGTTAAAAAGACTACATTAATTCCGTCGGTTGACAAAAAATTCATTTTGAGAAATCCTGCTTTTTTTAGAAGATATTCGGGCGTAAATAAAGCAACTGGCTGGAATGTAAACGCTATGAAATCAGAAGTAGGCATTATTCCGGGTAATAGTACGGCGGCCAACCAATTAACTAAGCAGGAATACGGCGGACAAATATCAAATAGGGATATGATTTATATGGACCAGGCGCGAAGTTCAAAATCCAAATTAAAATCAGTTCGAAAAATAAACTATTTGGGCGGTAAAGGGATAGTAGGGGGAAGAGCTATAAAAAGAAGCCGTAAATCAAATTTTATCGCAGCTGCTTATATAGCAAAAAAAGAAAATAAAAATGTACTTTGGGCAACAAAAAGAGGTTATACATTATATGCAGTTAATAACATCGATTTTTCAGGAAGCGGAAGGAATAGAAGGGTTAAGGTTAACGCAATTCCATTGGCCGATTACGAAAGTAATAGAAACGTAAAGGTAATGGCTAAACCATTTTTAAAACCCGCTTCATTATTATCTTATAATAAGCAGCCTTATTTTTATATGAAGAATGCAAAAGCACGATTTGAAAAAGCATTACGATGAGCTGGGAAAACGACATAGAAAATATTGTTTTTACAATAATTACTGGTGATGGTAAAAGCTGGCTTCCAAAATGGAAGAATGCGAGTAAAAATATCGATTATAACTCATCTGTTTTTGAATTTATCAATGTCGAAGGATCACTGGTATTAAGACAAAAACCAAAAGGGCGAAGATTTGATCTCGAATTTTACTTTGACGGTGAAAATGCAGTCAATTTAGGCAACTCATTTGAGTTTTCGGCCAGAGATTCGCGAGTATGGACAATTAAACACCCATTTTACGGTGAATTTAAATGCCAACCTTTATCTTTAGCGCAAGATAATTCTTTTTTAAATGTATCTAAATTTACGGTTCCGGTTGTTGAAACAATAACAAGCGCGTATCCAACTCCTTCGCCGGTGTTTCAGGACGAAATTGCATCTCAGTTAGTCATAACCAACGAAGCGCAGGCACAGGCATTTGACCAATCAAAAGAAATTGACAAAGTAGAGTTAACTCAGAATGTTAATTATTTGGACAAAGTATATTCGACAATAATAACAGCTACAGAAGATTTGCAATCCTTTAAAACATTGGTATCTGATGCTGTAAACGAAATAACAAACGTCACCTCAACAGCGTTAACGATAACAAGGGCAATACAAGCGATGATCAATTATC